CCCTGGCTCGTCTATTAGTGAACGTCCTCGGCGGGGCATCCACATCTGGCGCTCTAGCTTCATACATCGCACAGCAGATTGGGATACAGCAGCTAACGGATGTTAGGAGAATGGATATAGCAGTAGGTTTCGGCGAGGTGGTCGGGGGCCTTCCCCTCTATATCCTGCGTCTCTACGACCAACTCATAGATAATATGCCAGTGATAAGAATTGGTGGTGTTACCGTGATAAACACCCCTAACTTGCGCGCCGAATTTCGCAAGGTGATAGACCGCGTTGTAGACTATTTGAAGAGCACCTACTTACGTACGACTGAAGCCGCTGAGCGACTCGATCATTTCGAGACGCGAGCCCACGACCTAATAACAGAATCAAGGTACCTCTTCACTGGCACACAACTCGGAGACTACAACTTCGCATATTCGCAAGACGCTTTGTTGCGCAGAACTCAGCTCTTTCTCTTCATTAGCGATGGAGGTGCACAACAAGGCGTATATGATTATGCGTTTCTATCAAATCTGGAAGACGCAGCAACATGGGTCACGTTAGATGCCAATCTGGATAGAATCGTACAGTACATTAGTTCCAGTAGCCATGGCACGGTTGTGAACCTGAACGGCTTCTTTCTACAGACCTTGCGTGTTAACTTCAACACCGGTATGCCTGAGCTGGACAGACTCGGCTTGCTAGTGCCCAGATATCTGGAAGGGCCGAACGGAACAGTGGACATCGAGTATATACGTCCACGCCTGCATGACTTCCGAGACAACCTAGTCTTTTTCGATCTCGACGATGTTGCACGATTCCTTGGATACGCTAGCTGGGATAACCTACGCAATCGCCGACCACAAGCCCTCGTTAACATAATTGAAGGAGCAGCCAACACTCTAATTAATAGCACTGTAAATGGCCGACCACAGCAGTGGATGCTCGCCAAGTACCCTATCGTCATCTTGACGTACAACGGCGCGGAGCCTTTCACTCACACCGAGCTGTCCATTCGCTTAGCTGCCGCTTTCGATAGGAAGTACAAGGTCTGGCATTTAGCGAAAGGAATCGAAACATACTTCACCCAGTTGGATAATACGACTAACAAACTCGAGCTACACGTACCTATGTTGGTTCCGACAAACCTTGGCATCGCATACAGGAATAAGATAGCGGACATTATACCTACACAGCTGCCA